TAGGTCCTTCAGGTCCGGGCGGGCCAGTAGCTCCTGTGGCACCTGTAGGTCCAGTAGGACCCTCAGGCCCTGTCGGGCCAGTCGGGCCAGTATCACCAGTAAGACCAATAGGCCCCTGCGGTCCAGTTGCACCTGTCGCACCTGTCGCACCTGTAGGACCAGTATCTCCTATTGGACCAGCAGGCCCTGTCGCACCAGTAGCTCCAGTAGGACCGGCTGGACCCACATCTCCCTGCGGTCCCTGTGGACCTGTTGCACCAGTTAAACCAATAGGACCAGTATCACCAGTTAAACCAATAGGACCTTGTGGACCCGTTGCCCCTGTCGCTCCAGTCGCTCCAGTGGCCCCTGTAAGGCCCGTAGGGCCCTGTGGACCCGCATCCCCTGTGTCGCCCTTCAAACCTTGTGGTCCGGTCGCTCCTGTGGCTCCTGTAGGGCCTGTATCACCTGTAAGGCCAATAGGGCCAGCAGGGCCTGTGGCTCCCGTGGCACCCGTAGGACCCGTCAAACCAATTGGTCCTTGCGGCCCCGTCGCACCCGTAGGGCCAGTCAAACCAGTAGGACCAGTCGGACCCGTAGCACCAGTAGCACCAACAGCACCCGTAGCTCCTGTCAAACCAATCGGCCCCTGTGGGCCCATTGGTCCAGTAGCACCCGTCAAACCAATAGGTCCCTGAGTACCACTAGAATACGGCAAAGCATTCCAGTTATTAACGCCATCACCAACCTTGAATTTGCCAGTGTCGTATTCGTACCCGGGCTCACCTTGAGCAAGCACAGGATTAACACTAGTCCATTGGGCGGCAGTTCCACGTCGATATTGTATTTGTACAGCCATTAGATATTCCCCGAATCAATCAAAGGCAAACCACCATACACAGAATCAGGTTGCCCACCATCAAGATTTAATGTTGAAAAACCACTCGGCCCTTGAGGTCCAGTGGCACCCGTCGCACCAGTAGCCCCCGTATCACCCTTGGGTAAAGTCAAGTTCAAAGTTTGATTAGGAAATGCGCCCGTAATGCTGGCAGCTGCCACACCCTGAGATACTGAACCAATACTCAGGTCGTAATAGTTTGAGCTGATGGTTGTTTGAATACCGCCAAGGTATTCTTTCAGTGATGTAAAAATATGCTGAAGGGTACGCGCGTCACCGGTCCGCAGCGTGTGAAGCAGCGGTGCAGTCCAGATTTGTTCTGGAGGGTTGTTGCGCGGAGTTTCAGTCATGTTATGCTAATCCAATGTCCTCAACTAAAAGATAGTTTTGTTTAGTAGCAGAACCACTAAAATAATAAGTATCTGTGCCAGCAGTACGATTAAGACGAACATTAAGTGTTACTGGCGTTGCTGTTGCTGGAGCAAGCAAAAAGCTGTCAGCGAGACTTCCAACTGAAGCACCAACTTGGGAAATTGTTTGAAGAGTGTTATTTGAAGAGTCAACAAAAACAACTTCAGCGGTTGATGCAAAATCTGAAAAATTCCAAATAACAAATCCACTAAATGAAACACGATACAAACGACCAACAACGGGTGTAAAACTAATACCAGTAAAACAATTAATATTAGTACCAGAAGAAGTATTGGTTATTCTTGTTTCCCTAGCAATAACACCCTTAGGTAATGCGGGAGCAAGTTTGGCTGCCGTTACCGCATCATTAGCAATTGCGGCCGTACCAGCCTGAACCGAACCATCAACCTGCACTGTGCTGGCTTCAACAAACGTTTTTACGTTTGTAAAGTTAGCCATAACGTGTGTAGCGTCAGCTACGGTGTTGTTGGACAGTGAATAATCATAACTTAAACTAGCCATTACTTAGTTACCTTTCGTGGATTATACTTTAATGTGAAACTATTGATACCCCAAGGAACCCCATCAGTACCAGAAAACTCAACCTGAATAGACTTAGCAAGACCAATGCTTCGCCCATTAACAATCTGAGAACCAACATTTGCTGCACCCCACCTGGCAACACCCCAATAAGAAGTACCCCACAACATCGCTGCACCAGCAGTAGGTATAGAAACATCATACGATTTTGTTTTAACAGACTCTTCGTAGTCAACATAAATATCCATGGTCAAGTCAGAAGCTACATCTGCTTGTTTAACAACAACGTCTGGACGACGGAACATCTTGCGTTGACTGTATGAGCCAGCATCAATCCAGCGTGTACGATAATAACTGGTTATACTATAGTTTGAACCACCAATGTTATCATTGGCGTTTCCCTGGATGTCTACTTCAAGAACTTCAGCGATAGATGGATGTGCCGCAACGTGTGTAGTGTCGCCAGTTGCGGATACAAAAGTGCAACCCCCGGCAACTCCCTTGTCTCCGTTCAATCCAAACAATAGCCATGCTCCACGCTGTGAAACCGTAGGGTCATAAACAAAAACAGCCGTAGGTGTAGTAACCAAAGAAACCTCACTATAAGGCAGGGAAACCCAAATTCGACGGTTAATGTAGCTGACGTAAACCTCCTCAACCGCTGCGCTGTTGATGTCGTTGTTTAAGATTGCTGGACGTACTGGTTCAAAAACATCAATAACGCTGTTGCCGTTGTAAAACATTAAACCATTTGCGGGTGAATAAAAGTACACACCGCGCTCTGTCGTGCAGATAGCGTGCGGTGTCGGAGCACCAGCATTGCGGGAAACCTCAACAACCTGGAATGTATCAGAATCATAACCAAACACCGCGAACACAGCATTCTCTTTAAACACCAACAGGTGACCACCAAACGATGCTAAACCAGTGATGCTTTGACCGCCATCGTTGATTTCAATAAAGTCCTGTTCGGCCCAGTTAGTTGGATTGTTAGGATGTGACCAGCGAAGAACGTTAGGGCGAAGCACACTGTTCTCCTGTGTGTTCGCTACAAAAACTTTACCAGCATGTGTGATAGTATGTGCAGCCTGGGGAAAATACTCAGGTGAAATTGTTGGTGTAGCATAACTGTTCTGCCAAATAGGTCCACTAGCAGTTAATGCTGTCTTTGTAGTCCCATCCCACTTGTATGAAACCTTAGTTGGTCCACAAGCAATAAACAACTTATTACCCCACGGAGAAAAAGACGCACCATACTTGTAGCCAACAGGAATAGCCAAACTAGTAAAGTTGCTACCAGTAGAATAAAACACATCACCATCTGTAGCACCATTAGTTCCAGTGCTCAACATCAAATAATGTGAATCACCATAAAACGGAAACAGATTCTTAGGTTTCCAGCTTGCAGCAATACCTGCGGTATTGATGCGTCGCATAGCACCACGCAAAAAGACACCACCACGAGGGTCAATTTCTACGTTAAACATTTTAGGTGACTCATTAGGAGCCAACTGAAACTGGTCGGCTCTCAGGTTTAAACCACCCGTGAAATCATCTTGACGAACTGTACGCAACTGTGCCATTATTGCCCCAGCGTGCGGCCCATAGACTCCAGCCAGTATTTGCTACTAGGACGAACAGCACCTCGAGACATAATCATCGGACGATGCGAAGGAGTACGCATAATCTCCGTCTTAGCAAGAGAAACAGCCTCATCAAAAGATTGCTTATACATTTGAGTCATCTCGGAATCTTCTTGACGCTTGTACGCTTGAGAAATAGCATAGTATGCCAGTGCGGTATGAAAACGCTCATCAAGGTCAGGAGCCTGAGATGTTACCGTTGCCCACGTATAACTGGGTTTACGGTATCCACGAATAGTCAAAGGATAAACAGTATCAGGCTTGGGGTACAGCTTGATTGACTCCCCCCACTCGGCATACAATAACGGACGTGTAGGAACATCGAATGCTCCGTGCCACACTGCTTCAGCCTCGTCAAGCGACACGATGTTTAAACGGTTACCGGCTGAACTGTTATCCAAAATAGAAACAACCTCGCGCAAGTCACCAGAACCGATACCGCTGATAGGGTAGTCGCGTTGCCCGGCGGTAGTGTTTAATGTGTATGTTGTCTCATAAAACGGCCAACGGCGTTCAAGATTAATGATACGGTCAAAACCATCACGAATAAACTGCACAACAAGAGCACCAGGAAGGTCAGTATCTTCCAGGTCCATAATATCCCACACTAGTTGTCGAAGCTCATTCGTAGTAGCCATTAATCTTCTTTCTTAGTCATAGCACGAAGGTGGCCGATACAGTAGTCAGTATCTTTAGCCTTAGGCCCTTCGCAGGTATCGTTATTGGCGATACAACGGTTACGCCCGATATAGGGGGCACCAGGAGGCGCAATGCGACTTCCCGGTGCCTCCCCAGCGGGTCGAATACCAGAAACAGGTTCACCGTACAGGGTGTGTGCAAGTTGTTTACTCATACCCTATAGGTTGAGTTGTTACTTCTTCTTTGCTGGATACGAAGATGGCTTCATACCCTTTGAACCTTTACTTGCAACAGCTTTCTTAACGGCCTTCTTAACGGCAGGCTTTTCAGCCATTTCCATTTTTTTGCCAGCCTTTTTTGCTGCAACTTTAGCCATTGCCATTCCCTTTGCGGTGTATGGGAATTCTTTTTTTCCTACCTTAGGCATTTTGTCTCCTTAAAGAGTAAAGGAATAGGGGGCTTGCGCCCCCCATTCACAGGATTGAAACAATTTAACTTACGCTGTCTTAGCGGTAAGCTTTCCTTGCTTCTTGCGGTTCGAGCAAACAAGGTTGCCGTAGCACATGATGAGCGCAAAACGTGCGTCCTGGTTTTCAGGGCGAACGAAATCGGTCTGTGCAAACCACTTGTCAGAGTGACCAACAAGCTTGAGGTACTTCGAGTTAATGAAGAACATCGTGCCAGCAGGAGCGTGCACATCGTACATGATGGGTGCGCCCTTGAACAACAGGTTCTGGAAACCAGCTTCTGCTGTCTTGGTGTCTGTGTAGCGAAGCTGTGGTTGAAGCAGCGACTCGTACTTTTCAAACAATGTTTGTGTGGTGAGGATAAGGTCTGGGTGGTCGTTACCAACCGAAACCGAGTTGTATGCGGTTGCCATTTGCAACAGCGTCAAAGCACCGGCGGTGTTCTCTTCGTATGAACGCCAGAACTCGTTGCCAACAGCTGACGAGTCGATTCCACCAACGGTGTTACCTGACTCAATCAAGTTGCCAAGGCCGTTCCAGTTCTTGCCCGAGTTGCCTGTTCCATCAGCGAAGAACATTTGGTTAAAGCCTTCACGCAGAGACTCTTCAGCCTGCATAATCTTGGCTTCGAGCAAGTCGATAATTGCATGCTCTCCGTTGTTCTTTGCTTCTTCAATACCGCTGATAGCGATTGAAGCACCATACTG